CGCATGCCGTGAGCTGGGTTACAGTTTCTGCCATGTGTATACAAGAGGCTACCTTGAGGCTAATTCCAAATGGCCTCCGATTGTGTTCAGTCCCCATCCGTCTGGTAAGGTCACAAGGCTTGAACTTTTGGCACGAAAGGAGCACCCGGTCCTATCATTTGGGTTTACCCAGTATGACCCCTCTGATTGGGACCATGCTGTGTTCGCTCCCCATATGAAGTTTGACTACGGGGACGATTTCCTCGAACTCCTCTCGGACAAGGCTTTGTCCCACCCTAGGTCAGAATTTGATACAATGTGGATGGGTAGTCTTGACTACAAACCCCCTCGGGCCACAGGCTCAAAACGTGTGCTCGAACAGGTTCTTACAAAAGGAAGGTTCAATATGGAAGAGATTGTACGGGTTGTTCAAGAGGGTCGAATCCCTGATGACTGGAGGATTGTTTCAGTTAGCCCGAAAGAACGAGAGATGAAATTGGATCCACGCATGTTCTCCAAGATGGTCCTTGAAATGAGATCCTTCTTCGTTCTTACAGAGAAGAACTTGAAGGAGGGGGTTTTCAAAGTTATAAAAGAACAGACAATGACTTTGAATCGCCAGGCTCTTTTGGATAGATTTCTTCAAGTTACGAGACCCCGTGGTGAACGGTGGGCGAGACTTACTGTAGAAATAGATTACAGCTCGTGGAACCTCCATTTTTGTTCATCAAATAACGATCCAGTCGGAGAGCGACTGAATCAGATCTATGGTGAAGCTGGGGTTTACACTGCGGCTCATCCTTTCTTTGACTCATGCCTAATCGTGATGGATCACGGCCAATATCCCCCTGAAGGGTTGTGCGAGCGGACTCGCGCTGATGTCCTTGCGGGCGAGATGTACTTAGACACCATCTGGTCAGGACATGATCGGGGTTTTGAAGGGATCACCCAGGGTGTCTGGACTCTTGCCACCATCGCACTCGGTCACATGGCAATTCACGACCTAGGGTTGAATTTTGTCCAGAACGGCCAGGGGGACAACCAGGTTTATACATTCGACATATTCATCCCAAGTGAGGTTGCTGATCACGATGTACAGGGTTTCATCAGAAATGTAAACAAGGAAGTTCTCAGACGGCTAGAGACCCAAGCGTACCGTGTTGGGCATGAGATCAAGCCAGAAGAATGTATATGCTCCACTAGTTTCTTTTCATATGGGAAAGAAATGTTTGTGGATGGAACCTACCTTCCATCTCTCTGTAAATTCCTGTCACGAATCTTTCCAACGACGTCATCCGATGTCCCGAGTACGTATGAGTACATATCTACAGTTGCGTCAGGTGGGACTGCTGCTACAGAGAAAAGCAACGTGTCCTTATCGTGCCTAGCCCTAACTAAGTTCACAGAACGATTGACGATAAAGCGTGAACTGACCACTTCTATTGTCCATGGAGCAGCCCTGTCAGACTGGACAAGGCATTTATTCGGGGAGGACAGGAACCAGATAGCAACCTTACTGGACCTCCTCTGCATAGTCCCAGGCAATCTCGGAGGGTTGCCAATCTCATCTCCGCTGGAGTTCCTCTATCGCGGTCACGCGGACCCTTTAGCTTCCAGTATCCTAAGTATGCAGTTACTCCGCTCGATTCCAGGAGTTACAGAGTATCTACTCGCACTGGCAAAAGGATGGCCTCTCAAGGAGGACCCTGACCCCACTGGACTAGTTCTTGACCCTTACTCTATCCCCCTCCAGCGACCGTCTCCTGCCTCAGTCCGCGTGACAGCCGCTGTTATTCCAGTCCTACATGATGTCATCAAGAATGAGGAGCTAGGGGATCTCAAAGATGTCATAACTGGAGGAGACAGAGAGGCCCTGTACAGCTGGCTGGGATCGGTCCGACCATTGTATCCCAAGGTCCTAC